TTTGGCTCGAAAAAAAATAAGAGTTCGAGGACATCGCTTCAGCGATGCTCCTGCAATGTACATGCGGCGGACTAAATTCGACCGCTCGCATGTTTATAAGACAACTTTTAACTCAGGTAAGCTTATACCTGTATTCGTTGACGAAGTACTGCCTGGCGATACTACTCGTATGTCTGTTAATTACTTCGCTCGTTTGGCTACTCCTATTAAGCCTATCATGGATAATATTTATCTGGACTGGTTTTTCTTTTTTGTCCCAAACCGCCTCGTATGGGACCATTGGCAGAACTTCTGTTTTGAGCAGGAAGACCCTGATGATAGCACTGATTATGTTATTCCTACTACTAGTGCTGGTGATACTTCTGATACTTCTAAGTCTGTAGGTTCTCTTTGGGATTATTTTGGTTTGCCTATTGGTCTTTCTAATGGTTCTGGTATTAACGTTTCCGCTCTTCCATTTCGTGGTGTATATTTAATTTGGAATGAGTGGTTCAGAGACGAAAATTTGCAGAAGTCCGTTAAGATTCAAAAAGGTGATGCTAATGAGGTTTTTGATTCTTCTCGTTATAATGACCAGCCTTCTTGGGCTTCAGATTCAACTGTTTCCGGTTATGTTTGCCCCCCTCGCGGTAAGCGCCATGATTACTTTACTTCTGCTCTTCCGTGGACACAGAAAGGACCTGGAGTTTCTATAGGTCTTGCCGGCACTGCTCCTGTTGAGGCTTCTAATCCTAGTGTTACTAATTATTTTACTCCTGCCACTTTTGGCCCAACTGATAATGTTGATGTTGGTGGTGGCGCCTTGCGTTTTCCAAATCCTTCTACTTATGAGCCTCTTTCTTTGCATTTGGATTCTTTTGGTTTGTATGCAAACCTTGATAAATCTAGTGTTTTTACTATCAATAGCTTGCGTACCGCTTTTCAGATGCAGAAATTTTATGAACGTCTTGCTCGAGGTGGCAGTCGTTACACAGAAGTGCTTCGCTCTTTCTTTGGCGTAGTTTCTCCGGACGCTCGTCTTCAACGTCCGGAATTTCTCGGCTCCTTTACCAAAATGGTAAATGTTAATCCAATAGCGCAGACTTCCGCAACTGACACTACCTCTCCTCAAGGCAATCTCTCTGCTTATGGTGTTACTGCTGCTAAGTTTCATGGTTTCACTAAATCTTTCGTTGAGCATGGCTATATTTTTGGTTTTGTATGTGCTCGTGCCGATCTTACTTACCAGCAGGGTATTAACAAGATGTGGCTTCGCTCTACGGTTTACGATTTCTATTGGCCGACATTCGCTCACCTCGGTGAACAGGCTATTGAACTTCGTGAGATTTATGCTCAAGGTACCCCAGATGATACTACTGTTTTCGGCTATCAGGAACGCTATGCCGAATATCGTTATAAGCCTTCGCAGATTACAGGTAAATTCCGTAGTTCTGTCACTGGTGGCAACCTTGATGTTTGGCATCTTTCTCAGTTTTTCAAAAATGCTCCTACCCTTAATGAGGAGTTCATAGTCGAAAACCCACCTATTAAGCGCATTATCGCCGTTCAAGATGAGCCTGAGTTTTTACTTGATGTAGGTTTCCGTTATATTACAGTTCGTCCTATGCCTATGTTTGGCACACCTGGTCTTGTTGATCACTTCTAGAAGGAGTTGGTTTTATGTCATGGCTTTCTAATACTTTAGGAAGTGTTGCTGGTTCTGTTTTCGGATCTGCAGTTCAGAATCATTACAATTCTGCTAATGCCGCACAGGCTAACGCGTGGAACGTTGAAAACTATAAACATCGTTATCAATGGGCTGTAGAAGATATGCGCAATGCTGGTCTTAATCCTATTCTTGCCGCGACTAATGGTATAGGCGGCTCTATAGCTGGAGCTTCGGCCGCTTCTGTAGGTATGAGTGATATAGGTTCTACTATGAACTCTGCCAGAGCTGCTAGCGCTGCTGAAAGGCAGGCTAAGAATGCCGAGAATCTTGCAGTATCTCAAATTGAAAAAAACATCGCAGATGCCGATTCTGTGCGTCAGAGCACCCATGGACAAGTACTCCAAAATGGTATTCTTGCAAATGATTTGAATCTTCGTGAACAGACTTATGAAATGCGTCTTGGTTACGAACTTGAAAAGATGAAATTGGAGCTTGAAAACCTTCGGCTTCAGGGTTCTTACCTTGACTCTGGTGTTTTGAACAATGTTGCTGCTGCTAACCGTGCTAATTCTGCCGCTGCTCTTGATAATATTCAAACTGAGATGGCAGGTATGGAACGTGATTTTTATAAGAATCTTGAAAGTCTTACAGGCGCTCCCAGATCTGTTGCTTCTGGCGTTGGTTCTGCTGTCAAAAATGTTATAGGCTTCTTCGGAGGTCGTTATTTTGGAAGGAGATAATTTTATGTCTAATAAAACTACTATGATTCTTACTTTTATCGTTTCTGTTGTTGTCCCTTTTATTCAGGAAGTTGTAGATCTGATCGAAGCTCTGAAAGGTAAAGCTTCTTCCAATACTGTTACTGCTAAAAAGGTTGCCTCGGATTTTCAAACCGATGTTGCGCAACTTGTTGAGCCAGTTGCTAATAAGAATGATTCTAAAAAAACTGGCCGTTTTTTCGGTTCTTGGAGGGATGCTAAATGAGACGTCGTCGTTTATCTAAACGAGGTTCTCGCCGTCTTTTTCGGCGTACCTCCAGTTCTAGACGTAGAAATTTTAAGAGAGTAGGACGAGGTGGATTTAGGATTTGACATTCTGATTTAATCCTGATACAATCGGTACAGGTGATTAATATGGTTTGTTATAATCCTATTCTTATGTACCCGGTTGAAGGAGCGATTACGAAAAATGGAAAACAACATTATAGTTTTTACGGTAGCCTTGCCTCTCACCCTGAGCTTGCTGGTGATGATCGTTTCATTCGTTGTTCTTGTAAACAATGCATTGGTTGTCGTCTCGAAAATAGTAGACAGTGGGCTGTCCGTGCTGTCCACGAAGCCCGTTCTTCGTCTTCTGCTTATTTCGTTACTTGCACTTTCGACGATTATCATTTGCCATGTGATAAAAGCTTAAGTAAGAAATTTCATCAGACTTTCATGAAAAATCTTCGTCGTGAGTATGGCAGTGGTATTCGCTTTCTTGGCTGTGGTGAATATGGTGAACTTCATGCTCGTCCCCATTATCATTACATTTTGTTTAATATTGATTTTGATGACAAAATTTTTCGGTTCCGTACAGACGGTTATAATACTTACACTTCTTCTCGTTTTGCCAAAGTATGGAAATACGGTATGCATCTTATTGGTGAGTTTAGCTTTGACTCTGCTGCCTATGTCGCTCGCTATATAGTTAAAAAACAGACAGGTAAAGACGCTCCTTCTCACTATAAAGGTCGCATTCCTGAATTCATGGTTGCTTCTAATCGTCCCGGCATAGGTGCAAAATGGCTCGAAGATCATGGCGAAGAATGCTATGCTAATGATTATGTTGTTATTAACGGCAAAAAGATGCGTCCTCCTCGTTATTATGACAAAAAATTTGACGAAACTCATCCTCACTGGATGGAATATATTCGCAACAACCGTATTGAGAAGATGCTTCATAACTTGGAGAACAATACTTTTGAGCGTTTGGTTGACCGCTGTCGTGTTCAGGAAGGTAAGTATAAGCATTTTCTCGGCAGAAAGCTTGACAAGGTATTATGACTGTGTTATTATTAAGTCGGAAATGAGGTGATGCTTATTAGTGAATTTGAAGCTGTTAAAAATTTCTGTCGTTATCGTAATATTTCTTTTGACTACTCTTTTCGTGGTAGTAAATATGCCGCTTACCGTCTTAAGCCTGATGGTTCTAGGGTTATTCGCCTTGATAATGACTATTTTGTTATATCAGCTATGCTTTATCTTATGATTCGTAGGTATTTAATTGCATTTAGAAAAGGAGATGGTTCCGCTGAGACTTTATTCCATTTATGATTCTAAGGCTGAACAGTTCAGTCCTCCGCAGGTTTATCACAATGATATGCTTGCTTTGCGAGCTTTTGAAGGTATAGTTAACGATGATAAAATGCTTATTAAAAAGTATCCTGAAGATTTTACTTTATATTATATTGGCAATCTCGGTGACAGCGACGGTCGCTATTACATTGAGAATTGTGACGAGTCCCGTATTCCTGTCGTGGTTGGTCGCGCCATAGAATATGTGCAGACTATTGACAATGATTCTACTAAATGATAATCTAATAAAGAGCGTATCAGAAAAAGGACGATCTCACAGAGATCGCCCTTTTTTTGTACGCTACGCCCGCCGCGTCTAGGCGCCTGTGAAAGGAGGTGAAACTATGAAATTTAAGACAGCTTATGATCCCGTAGAAGAGCATGATCATTGCGGTATTGAGTTTACCATGCCCTCTCTTACAGTTCAGGACGAGAAAGAGGAAACTGATATCAATTACATCGTAAATAAGTATGCAGACGGTCAGAAAGGTATTATGACTCTTGATCTCGGCGATAGTTCGCAATACGCTTACCTGCAGTTCGGAGATGCAACGCTTCCCGGCGACTACAGTACAGCGCTTGAGCTTGTGTCCGGAGTTCGTGAAGAATTCTACAGTTTACCCGCTTACGTTCGAGCAAAATTCGGTCACGATCCTATGAATTTCATCGACCATTTGAATGATCCTGCAACGCTCGAATATCTCCAACAACAAGGTCTGTACAGTAGCAAATATACCTTTGATGAACCACAAAATTCCGTAAGTAGTGAACAAACACAAAAAGAAAGTAACACTTTAGAACAAAATAATGAAAATACACAAAAATAGGCGTCACCGAAGCCAGTTACTTACTTGATGTAACTGGCGTAGGTGACGCAAAAATAATCTAAAACCTAATAATAATTTGCTTTAGGTTAATTATTAGGTTTACACTTCGAAGAAGGTGAAATTTTGGCTCGAAAAAAAATAAGAGTTCGAGGACATCGCTTCAGCGATGCTCCTGCCACGTACATGCAGCGGAGAAAATTCGACC